GTACATTAATTATATCTGTATTTAATAATTCTGTAAGAGAATTTACTTTGTTTGTATTTTTATAATAAGTATCATGATTACCTATTACACAATGTAATTCAAATTCGCTATCATAAAATGGTTTTAAAAACAAACTTTTTACTTTGTTCAATGTATTCATGTTGATGAATTTTCTTCGATCAAACATGTCTCCCATATGAATTACAGTTTTTATATTATTTTCTCTTAAATAAGGAAAAAATACATTTTGAAAATAGTCTAATGAATAATTTAAAAAAAATGGAGAATCATTTTGAACACCAAAATGGGTATCTCCTAAAATACAGACTTTAGACATTCTTTTTCTTCCTTTTCTTTTTGACTGCAGTTTTATCTAAATCTTCTTCTATTTTACTTATTATTTCATCTTCATCTTCAATTATATCAAATTGTTTTAACAATTCAGAAAAATTTCCATCTTTGTCTAAATAATGAAGATACTTATATTTAATTAAGTTTTGTTTTTTCTCTTTTTGAATTCTTCGAAGAAATGCATAATAAATTATTTGTGTAAAATATGCAAAGGGATTTTCAGATTTTTCTGGATCAAAGTTATAGCAATACATAAGACAATTTTCTATAGCATCACCTACCATATCGTCACGAAATGGATAGTTTGAGAAGTTTGGCCTTCGTATTAGATTTTCTGCAATATCCATAAAGCAGGTTCCAATATAATCTGTTACTGGAGGAGGTTTTCTATTCTTGAGTTCTGCTTTGATAACTCTTTCTTTCCACTTAACCATTTCTTTAAAGAATTTTTTGTTATCTATGTAATTATTGGATTTTTTCTTTTTCATAATATCTCTCCTTCATAAGCAGAAGTATATCTTCTTACAAAAAAATGTCAAGTTTTAACTTGACATATATTTTTGTGCTTTTATAATCGCTGTGTCTGGTTTGATAGAGACCTATTAGTATTACTTAAGATAATCATTAGGATCTGGAGACCAATCTTCAAGATCATTACCAAATTCAAATTCCTCTTCGTCTTCTTCATCTTCTTCATCTAACATTTCTTGTTCTTTTTTCTCCATTGCTTCATACATTTGATCAATTGGAACTCCCATTGCTCGAAGAAGATTTTCAAGTCCTTCATTTTCTTCAAGAAGTTCAGGTGTAATTTTTAGAGTAATATTAACTACTCCCTGAATTTCCTCATTCTCATCTAATGGAACTTGTTTAGGACCAGCATTTGCTGCTGGATTATCTTCTAACATTCCCATTAGTTGAGGATTCTTGTATAATTCATCATTTGATACATATGGTAGTTCCTTACGATTCTTTTCTTTTTCATAAAGAAAAAGTATCTTATCATTTGGAATACTCATAGACATTACAGAATTTAATGCCAATTCATGATATTCTTCATTTGACATTTCATACCATTTCTTAAGAAGAATAACATTTTTTGTTCCATTTGGAGCAAACACAGACATTGTTTTATACAAAAACGGATGTTCTAAAACCAAAACAGAATTGTTTATCTTTTTAATTTTAGAAATAATATTATCCCCGTTATTTAATTTTATTAATCGGTATGCACTGTCTGACATTTTATTCTCCTCTTTTTACAAGAGTATTAGAACTTTTTTATAATTAAAATTTTCAGATTCATATATTTTGAGTCTTTCCTGGAAATGTCTTAATGTATGATTTTTATAAGACTTCCAACTCAAATCATCAGCAATATCATATAATTTAGCCATATTTTTATGTTCTGAAACTCTTAGTTGTCTTCCTATGGATTGTAAAACTCTTACTCTGCTTTTTGATGACGAAGAAAACACTATATTATGTAGTTTTCTGATAGATACGCCAGTAGAGCAAGTGCCATATGACGCAACGATAATTGCATTATCTTCATCCTCCATGATACGACGAATCATTTCTCTTTCGTCTTTTTCTGTCTTTCCATAGATAAAAAATATTTTTCTATCTGTTTTATTATTTTGTTTTAACATCTCATAAAGAACTTTGCCGTGTTTTTCTACAAATTGAAACAACACCAAAGTATTTCCCTTTAAATTCAATGCAAGATTCGTTATAAATTTATTTCTTTCTTCACAACGAACAAGCCAATCTATTTCTTCTTCATACTTTTTTCTTGCAAGTTTCTTTTTTGATTCATCTGAATGTTGAAGAACTAGACAATTAATTTCTAAATTTGAAAGCAAATTCTTGTCCATCAACTGTTTAGTTGATGTTACATTATATACTTTTCCAAACAATCCCTCAAGAACTAATTTATGAGTAAGAGTACCATCAAGCGTTCCTGTAGTACCGATTCTGTATGGACATGTCTTGAGTTTAGTCAAAATTGAAGTCAAAGATTTGCTTTTGTATAAGTGACATTCATCACCAAAGATACAATCAAATTGTTCAAAATAACTTTCTGGTAATTTATAAATGCTTTGCCATGTAGATATCACAATTCTTTTATCTGTTATATTGCTTTGGCCTGCATAAATTACATGAGTATTCTTATCTACATTCCATTTGTTCTTTTTAGAATAATCTTCAAAATCAGAATACATCTGTGAGACAAGAGATACTGTAGGAACTATCAGGAGTATCTTTTTGTCTTTTGGTATTTGGTTTAGTAAATATCGAGCAAGAACATAAAGAATCAAACTCTTTCCGCTTCCTGTTGGAGAAAGAAGAAGAATTCTTTGCATGTTCAATCCATAAAGAATTGCATCTAATTGATGATCATGTGGGAAAATGCTTTCACCATGCGCAGATAGATTTAATTTTTTACAAAAGTTTTTAACACAATCAAGATCACATTTAACATGAGATTGTGTTACTTTATTTTCATATGTGTATTTTCTGTCTACGGCAAACTGAATAACATAATCTAACAACCCTGCATAGATTTCTTTTTTGTATATGTTATAAAGTTTTATTTTGCCGTCCCACATACGATTTCTGTATGCAGGAACAAATTTATGTCCAGGAACAGTAAATGTAAAAAAACCAGATAATTCTTTTGCTATAGAAGGTTCACAATGAACTTTTATATAAACTGAATTATAAGGTTCTATTACAATATCTGTCATTATATACTACCATTTATAAATTTTCTCCAAGCAATTGCGTCTCGTATATGAAATTGCCTGTTAAGAATCATCTTGAGAATAGATTCAAGATATGAAACTTTTTCTTCTAGAAGAACAACTTTGCTCTTGAACTTGATGAGATCTTCATCTGCATCAATATATATGGGAATATCTTGCTTGAGAATTTTGAGGTCGAATTGTTCCCAATTACGTTCCTCGAGATCTTCTTGGCTCATCTTGCCATTATAATATTCCCATTTTGCTTTGTATAAAGATGCATATTCCCACTTCAACTTCTGAAGAAGTATTTTTTCATTTGTTAGAAAATTTAAATATTTACCATGTAATTGAGGAATGCGAAGAGATTCAATATCTAGTTGATCTTCTTTAAAAGAAAGGTCTTGTTCTACCATTTCTTTTAATTCACTAAAATTCATAATTTATTCCTTAATAGGTTGTACTACACTTTATATCATATCCGGTAAATGCTAGGCGAAGTGCTGCTGTTGCTGGAGTAATATCAGTTACTTTAGATGAGAATTGTATGCCTGATAGAGATATAGGAAAACAATTATTAAATGTTATATAGAAAAATGGAGTAGAAGAACTGCTCATTAGAATCAATGTTGCATCTGAATATCTTTCAGATTCTTCTAATGGTCTGACATAATCTTTTTCATTTGTTAGTCCTACCATCCATGAACGAATTTCTTTCCAGTTTTCCATATCTTCAGAAACTATAAAAGTTATATCTAAATTCTCATAATCAAGTTTATTTGATGGTCTTTTTAGTTTAGTAGAGAAAGGTGTGGGTTGTATGAATTCTGCAATAGTTACACCCGGAAAGTACACTTCTTGGCAAAAATAGATCATTTTTGGAGTGCGGTGTAAAACTAGTCTAAATTCGTTTAATTGCAGCGAATTTGTGTTCTTTGGTTGCCTTCTTACGGCATTTATGTCCAGTCCTTTTAAATGTTCAAACATTGGCAAAATCCTCCAGAAGTATATAGGAACCCATATAAATGCAAAAAGAGGAGGGTTTTTCAACCCTCCTCTTTCGTATGCTATCTTACCGTATTATCAGGTTCCACCGTATGATGCATCGTTGCCGTGAATGTTGTCTACACGGAAGATGCGGTAGTATTGATTTGCACGGCGAGTAAGGCTTTGTGCATCAGGTTCGCCATCATTCTTGAGAACGAATGGATTGCTTACCATACCGTAACGAGTCTTGAACCCAATCTTGGGTTGGAAAGTAGCAGTGTCAACTGCACGGACCATTTGGAGAGGAACATATGGGCAGTAGAATACGCCTGCGTCATATGGGCTGGTTCCCTTGTAACCGACACAAACATAGTTTA